TCATGGGAGGGCAAGCCACCGCCCCCCGCCTACGAACTCACCTTCACCGATTAGGAGAACCCCCCATGCCCCCCAAGTCCAGCAAGCTCGGCCCCGGTGGCCTCACCATCGGCGCCACCGGCTCGCCCCGCGAGTTCGGCGCGCAGCTCACCAAGTGCGCCCTCACCCCGGACACGTCGTTCGAGGACGACATCCCCGTACTGTCCGGCGAGACCCAGGCCGGCGACGCCGACACGACGTGGGAACTCTCCGGAACCCTCCTTCAGGACTACGAGGTCGACAGCCTCGAGGACTTCTGCTTCCAGAACCGGCTTCAGGAACTGCCCTTCGTCTTCGTCCCCTCCCGCAGCGGCGCCCGCTCCTACTCCGGCGTCGTCACGATCACCCCGATCACGGTCGGCGGCGACGTGAAGACCCGCAACACGTCGGACTTCACCTTCCGCGTGATCGGGGAGCCGACCCCCGGCGAGGTCGACTAGTGCCGGCCGGCGCGCAGGTCACCGGGTGGAGGCAACTCCGCAAGCACCTTCGCGCCGCCGGCGACGACATGACCGACCTGAAGGACAGCAACAAAGCCGCCGCCGACATCGCGGCCGCGGAAATTAAGCGCCGCGCCCCCGTCGACAGCGGCGCCCTTCAACAGACGATCCGGTCCGCCGGCACGAAGAGCGCCGGCGTCGTCCGGGTCGGCAACAACAGCAAAGTCCGGTACGCCGGCCCGATCGTCTGGGGCTGGGGCCGGAGGCACATCGCAGCAAACCCCTTCCCCTCGAGGGGTGCGCGGGCATCGGAACCCCGGTGGACGCGCATCTACGAGGACTTCATGCAGCGCGTCATCGCGCAGATCAAAGGAAAGTGACATGGCTTCGAAGACCTACATCATCGAGTTCCAGGACGGTAAGACCATCGAGGTCACCCCGACGCTCGAGGACACCCTCGCGTTCGAGACCACCCTCCGCAAGAACAAGCGCTGGGGCGAACTCCGCGACAACGCGATCAAGCTCATCCCCTTCCGAGCATGGAACGCCGCCGTCCGCGCCGGCAAGACGAAGCTCTCGTGGGACGAGTTCACGACCGGCAAGACCGCCGCCGTCGACGTGACCCTCAAGGACGAGCCGGAGGGCGACGACGACGACGCTTCGGAGGTCGAGGGTGTGGGAAAAGCTGGCCGGAAGGCAGCGCCCACTACGCCCTAGTGTGGCTCGCCCTCCGGAACCACAACCTCCCCTCCGAGTGGGCCGGCGAAGACCCGGCCGACATCGCGACCGCCCTGTACATCATCGAGAAAGACCGAGAAGCTAATGAGCGGTAACACCGCGATCCTCGCCCTCCGCATCCTCGGCGAGGCGACAGAGGCGGTCAAGGCCTTCGACCAGGCCGAGAAGGCCGGCAAAGACTGGGAACAGTCCATGTCGGACCTGAAGGACGGCGTTCAGGTCGCCGGCGCCGCCGCCGGCGTCGCCCTGATCGCCGGCTTCGATAACGCCGTCGACCAGGCGCAGAGCAACAACAAGCTCGCGGGCAAGCTCGCCCTCGACCCGGCCGAGTCCGCCCGACTCGGCCGGGTCAACGGCGATCTCTTCGCGGAGGCCTACGGCGAGAGCCTCGACCAGGTCAACGAGGCGTCGGCCGGCGTCATCGGCAACATCGACGGCATGGCAGCGGCCAGCGACGAGAGCCTCGCCAAGATCACCGGCGGCGTCCTGAACCTCGCGGACACCTTCGACCTCGACCTCGGCCAGACCACGACCGCGATCGGCCAGCTCATGCGGACCGGCATGGCGAAGGACGCCGAAGAGGCTCTCGATATCATCACATCCGGCCTTCAGGGGAACAGTCGCGCGGCCGACGACCTCCTCGACACCTTCACCGAGTACCCCGCCCTCTTCGAGCGCCTCGGCATCAACGGGCAGACCGCGACCGGCCTCATCAAGCAAGGCCTCGACGCCGGCGCCCGCTCGACCGACCTCGTCGCGGACGCTCTCAAAGAGTTCCAGATCCGCGCGACGGACGGCTCGACCGCGTCCGCGGACGGCTTCGCGGCCCTCGGCCTCGACGCCGCCGCGACGACCGCGCAGATCGCCGCCGGCGGGGAAGGCGCCGCCGCCGGCCTCGACCAAGTCCTCGACCGGCTCCGCGGCATGACCGACCCCGTCGCCCAGAACGCCGCCGCCGTCGCCCTCTTCGGTACCCAGGCCGAAGACCTCGGCGGCGCCCTGTACGCCCTCGACCCCTCGACCGCCGTCCAGGGTCTAGGCGACGTCGCCGGCGCCGCCGAACGGCTGAACGACACGGTCGGCCAGGACCAGGAGATCGAGAAGTTCCGCCGCACCGTCACCCAGAGTTTCACCGACATGGGCGCCGCCGCTATCCCCGTCCTAATGCCCGTCATCGACCTCCTCACCCAGTTCGCCCCGATCCTCGGCCCCGTCGCCGTCGTCCTCGCCGCCGTTGCCGGCGCCGTGACGATCGTGTCGGCCGCGATGAAGGTGTACGCCGCGATCCAGGTGATCCAGACCGCCGCCCAGTGGGCCAACAACGCCGCGTGGCTCGCGAACCCGATCGTCCTGATCGTCCTCGCGATCATCGTCGCGATCGGCCTGATCGTCACCGCCGTCGTCCTGATCGTGAAGCACTGGGACGAGATCAAGGCGAAGGGCGAGGAGGTCTTCGGCGCCGTCGAGGGCTACGTCGACGGCGCGGTCGCCGGCTTCCGCCTCCTCGTCGATTGGGTCAAAAAGGTCAAGGACGGCATCGGCGGGATCTTCCAGGGGAAAGGCCTCGGCGCCCTGAAGGACGCGATCGGCAGCTTCCCGGGTCTCCGCATGATGGCGACCGTCGAAGAGCCGTCCGCGATCGCGCAGCCCCGCATGATGATGCGCACATTCGACTCGGCCGACACGTCGACCGCCCGTGTCGCGTCCGTCGCGACCTCGACAACCTCCTCGAGCGCCCGCTCCGCGCCGGCCACCGCCGGCGGGGGAGAGCGCCCGATCGAGATCACGGTGAACGCCGGCATGGGCGCTGACGGCCCCGCGATCGGCCGCGAGATCCTCAAGGCGATCCGTGAGTACGAAGCCGCCACCGGGCGCCGCGCGGCCGCGGGGGCTTCGCTGTGATGGGCGCACGAGTGACCGTCAACGGTCAAGTCCTCGCGTCGAGCTACGACGGCGAGCAGATCACCGCCCTCGCCGGCCTCACCTTCGGTTGGGGCCGGGAGAGCGTCTACGACGAGACCGACCCGGGCGTCCTCCGCTTCCGTGTCATCGACCGCCTAGGAACATGGTCGACAGAGGTCGACCGGATCGGCCAGCCCGTCACCGTCGAGCGCACCGGCCCGGACGTCGTCGTCTTCCGCGGCACGATCAGCGCCGCCGCCCCGAAGCGGACCACCGTGCGCAACCCTCGCACGGGCGCCCGAGAGGACGTGTGGGTCGTCGAAGTTCGAGCGGCTTCGACCGTTGCGGATCTCGCTATGGCCGTCTTCACCGGCCCGTCGTCCGCCAACACTGTGGAAGGTCTCGGCGGGTGGACCGAGGTAAGCCCAGCCGCCCGCATCGAGGATCTCGTCGCCGCCGGCGCCCTCAGCATTGTTGCCAGCATTGAGAGTCCGGCCGAGATCCCGATTACTCCCCAGGTCCGGCCTCGGTTGCGCGCGATTGACGCGAAGAAGGCCGCCACCGCGCTCGAGCTAATCGAGGGGGTCTACCGCGCCCGACCTCTCGGCTTCGTCGACTACGACCCCGCCACAAACGCGATCACCCTCGGCCGGATCTCGGTCGCTTCTAACGTCGTCCTCACCTACTCCGGTGGGCGGACGACGATCGTCCTCCCAACCGGGCGGGTCATTCCTGCACGGTCCGTCGCCGCCCCGAACGGGTACCAGGCCGAGACCAGCGTCGCGGACGCGATCGACGTTGTCGAGCATGACTACACCTGGTACGGCAAGGACCCGGCACTTAGCCCTGGATCTCAGAAGCGAACGACCTACCTCTCCCGCATCGCCACGATCCTTACTCGTCGCGCCACGGGCCGCACTCGGCGCGTGTACAAGCTCGACGCGAACCTCATCGAGCTAGACCCGACCGAGTTCCAGGCCGGCTCCGTCGACGCAACGAACCGCGGCATCGCGTGGCTTCACAACGAAGTCGTCGCGATCGTCAACTCACTGAACAACCAGATTCGGCTTCCGGTCCTCCGCTTAGACGACCGCCGGCTCCCTCTGGGCGACGCCAGCCTCACCGCGATCGCCTACACGCCCGCCGCCCAGACCCTTCCCCTGTACTTCGCCGGCTCCGTCTTCAACACGTTGCAGAACGCCGGCCCTCAGTACCAGATCATCGGCGGCACTCTCGCCTACGACAACGGGTGGACGCACGACGTGAACCTCAGCCCCGTCCGGACCACACCTCGAGAGCCGCTCTCGATCGCCGCCGTCTTCGGGTCGACCTCGGCGTCGACGTGGGCCAGCTACGACGATTCGATCCGGCTCTCCGACCTCGACACCATCACTCAAGGACTGTGACTCATGGTTTCCCGCACACCCCTCTACGGCCTCCCCTACATCGACCCGACCGACCGCCCCCGCGAGATCGCCGCGCAAGAGAAAGCGGCGATGCTCCTCGTCGAGCAAATCCTCGCGAACCAGGGCCGGCCCCCGCTCGCCTCCGAACTCGTCGACCTGGTCAAGCGGATCGTCAAGCTCGAGGCCGGCGGCGCCGGCGCGAAGTTCCTCGCCCTCGGCCGCGTCGCGAAAGCCGTCAACAGCATCACGATCCTCGACAACTACGACACCCCAGCGCAGAACACCGGTTTCCGGTCCTGGTCGGGAAGCCTCCTGACGATCGCCACCGCGGGCGACTACATGATTACGCACTCCGCGGGAAGCGCCGGCGGACTGAACGGCGGACAATCCTTCATCACGATCAACGGCGACGCCGCCGCGAACCGCTTCGCGTTTCAGGACGGCCCCAGCAACATGACGAGCCTTTACGTTGGCCCATTCAAGGCCGGCGACACCATTCGCCCGTGGGTCTACACGAACGCCGCCGGGACGGTCGACGCGAACCGAACGTCCTTCAGCGTCAGGGCGCTGTGATGGCGAACCGACCCGGCACTCAAGTAGCGATCGGCAACGGCCAAACCGTCAACGCTGACGCCGCGCCTCACTTCCTCGCCGCCCGTGCGCACGTCGCCCGCGAGACCGGCGTCGTCATCGCGTGGACGCAGGGGACTCGGACGTGGGACGAGCAATTCCGGCTCTGGGACGGCTACCAGAAGAAGCTTCGCGGGATCAAGGGTTACGCCCACTTCAACCCTGCTTGGCACCCCGACGACCCACGCGCGAACCACATGGACGGCACGGCCGTCGACTGCGGCTCCGGGGTCGGCTACCTCGTCACCCTCGTCAGCCAAGCCGCACACCGGATCTTCCCTCTCTACGGGATCGAATTCGACGTCCCCGGCGAGGGCTGGCACGCCCACTTCGTCCGCGGCGTCATGCCGGCCGGCTCCGACCTCACTCCCATCCCCGACCAGTCCCAGGAGGACGACATGTTCACCCCAACCGACTCCCGCCGGCTTGAGTTCATCCTCAACATCCTCGCCGTCGACGACAGCGCGGCCGGAGGCGCCGGAGGAATGCGCCACACCCTCGGCAAGCTCTACGAACTTCAGGCCGCGCAAGCGAACCGCTTCGCGCTCGTCCGGCAGGAGGGGCGCCCAGAAGTCTTCCTCTCGGTCGACCGTCAGGAACTTCGCTGGATCAAGAGCGAGGCCTCGCTCAAGGACCAGCGATACACCCTCCACACCCTCGGCTCTCCGATCGCGGACGCCCCGGAGCAGGTCGTTGCCAACCTCGACGCCTTCGGAACCATCATCGGCGACAAGCCCACCGGCTACTGACATGAGCGAGGCCGTTCTAGTCGCCGCTATCAGCGGCTTCGCGGTCATGGGCGCCGCCGGCTTTGCGTTCCTCGGCGTCCTAGTCCAGCGAGGCAACACTCACGCACGCCGCGCCTCCCGCGACGCCGCCCGTGCCCGCGTGCAACTCGAGAACGATCACACGACCAATCTCCGCGAGGAAGGCGACGAGCGCCACGCGGAGAACGGGTCGAAGCTCGATCAACTCATCCGTGACATGGGCGGCGTCCGATCCGATATCCGCCGCCTTAGCCGTCGCGACGACACCCTCTCCGACCGACTTGACACCCTCTCCGACACCATCCCGAAAGGATCTCCACTATGGCCGACCACTCGGCAGCAGACACCCCCACCCGCCTCGACGCCCGACAGCGATCCCTTCGCACTCTCGGCCAAGGTCTCGCGATCGACGTCGCGGTCGCCGTGGGAACCGGCGCCACCGCCACCCTCGCCACCCTCGACGGGAACGATCTCCTCGCCGGCGCCGCATGGGTCGCCCTCGCCGCCTCCGTCCTCAAGTCCGGCCTCACCGCCGTCGCCTCCTACTTCGCCCGCCTGAAGCTTCCGCCAGCAGACGTCTAGGGAACGGGCTGCGCCGATTCGGTCGCCTATGTTCGAGGGATGCGAAGTAACCTCATGGTCGACCTTCTCGCGGACGACGATGCTTCAGTGCCTCCGGTGATGGCTGAGCTTTGGGCTCGTGCCGTCACTAAGCGTGCTCGCGACTTAGACAGTCAGCGTGCCGAATACGACAAATTCGTTCGGATGGCAGACCGGGCCGATCCCCCCATCGATGATCGCGACGTGCAATTGCGCTTTTACGACTGGTGGGCCGCTCAAGCCGCCCTCCTATCTGCCTCTGCACAATTGCAATCCTGGTGTCGTCGCATGGCGGAGGACGTTGGCGCGCCTTACGAATGGGACGAGACTCTCGTCGATCTGCGGAACGCTATTGAGCATCTATCCGTGGCACGTTTCGAGGATGCCGAAGCACGGCCGAAGCCGGTCGGGGATAGAAGTCTTAGGAGGCTCAAGAGTCTCCTAATAGGTAGCCACGGGCGGTCTCGGCTGCTCTTCGGGAAGATCGACCCAGATGTACTCGTCGCTCGAGCGCAGAGAGTACTTGGGGATGCGAATGACGTGCGCTGGCCTGACCCCGACGAAGACGAAATTGCCGACTATCTAGCTGACCTGAGATCTCGCGCATTGGATGATTAGGTCAATTACGATGCCAGTGCCAGGACCGTTCGTCGGAGTGTCGCGTTTTCAATGACGACGTACCCCCGGGTCGTAGCGGGCGAAGCGTGGCCGAGTAGCTCTTGCACGGCGAAGACGTCGCGCTCGAGAGCGTAGGCGCGCGTGGCGAACCGGTGCCGGAGCGAGTGCATCGTGAAGCCCTCCGGGATCAGGTTGGTCATCAGCTTCCCCACCCACCGCGGCGACAAGTGGCCGTCATCGTCGCCTGGGAAGGCGTACCCGCGGGGCAGGGCGCGGAGGGCCAGGGCCAGGGATGGCGACAGGGGGACCGTCCGCAGCTTGCTCCCCTTCCCGTGGACGACGAGCGACCAGCCGACGAGATCTTGCTCGAGGTCGTCCGAGTGGACGACGGCGACCTCGGCCCGCCGGAGACCGATCTCGGCCCCCAGGCGCAGCATGAGGCGCTCTCGAGGGGTCGACCGAGCGAGAGCCTCGGCATAGACGTGATCGGGCGTAGGACGCGGCCGTGGCCGGCTAGCGGGCACCTTCGGCAGGGACAGGGCGAGGTTGTCCGTCGTGCGGCCCGTGGCGACCGCCCACGCCCAGAACGATCGGAACGTCGACCGCCGGCCCCTTCGGGTCTCACGCGCCCACTCCTGATCGCCGGCGTAGTCGACGAGCGCGTCCGCCTCGAGATCCCACGGGTCGGCATCGACGCGGCGGGCGAGGTGTTCGAGGTGTTGACGGCGGGTGTTACAGGTCGTGAGCGGAGCGCCGGCGGCGCGTTGGGCTGAGAGGTAGTCCTCGATCGCGGTGATCCACGAGGGACTAGGGGCGTGCTGAACCATACGACCAGGTTCGGTGCCGCCCCGCCGGCGGGAGGCTCTCGTTACCGACACGTGATGCCTAGACCGAGATCACGACGACGAGCAGGACGGCGACGCAGAAGATCGCATAGCCGGCCCCCGCGAGGTACTTCATGCGGCGCGCTTCGACTCGAGCGCGACTACAGAACAGAAGGTTGGGGGTTCGAGTCCCTCCAGGCGCACGACTCAGCGTGGCCCCTGCCCTACACGGCAGGGGCCACT